GTAATTATTGAATTGTTAAAACAAGCTCAAAAAATAGATCAGGCTGCCAACTTACAGAAAATGTATGAGATTGATGAAAGTATAACAATCGAACTTGAAGATTCAATAGTTATAGATAGTATGGAGGCAAGCGAAGTAATTAGAAACTTGGAACAAGCAAGAGCCATAAGTACATACGCAAAAGTTAAAATGCTGCATCCTGATTGGGAAGAATCAGACATCAAGAATGAAGTAAACCAGATAAATAAAGAATCTGGAATAACAGGGGAGGTTATAAGTGATGAAGTTTAAATGGGAGACTCAGATCGAGTATGAGTTTAGAGAAGGAATAAATAAGCTTGCTGATGAAGTTGGAAAGATATTACTTGGAACTAAAAAAATAGCTGAAGAAAATCTAAGTTATGAAATAACTTATGATGAGATATCAAAAAAAGTTAATCAATTAAAAAGAATGGTTACTCCTATTTGTTATGATGAAATAAAGAGATTATTGATGGATGGGTATGGATATTATCTAAAGGGCTATGGACTATTAATTAAGAATGAGATAACAGAAATTATAACAACCAAGGCTGCTATGTTTATTAACTGTGCGAATTCTTATGTGAAGATAGCAACATGTAAGAAAATAATAAAAAATCCAAGTAATATTATTTTTGAAAGAAAGGTATATGAAAAAAAAGTTGAAAAGATTATTAAAAACTTTGATAAGGAATGGAAAATATGGGCTGATGAAGATTTAGCAAAGGCATATATAGGCGGATTGAAAGATGCTGAAAGAAGTATCTTAGTCAGTGGTAATAAGCCCAATAAGAGCGGTGAAATATCGGGTAAGTTATTATTAAGAGATTTTGCCCCGCCACCCGGAATACCTGAAATTCCGGGTCAGATAAGTATGTTATTTAGTAGTGCGGGATATGCGAATCATGAAACTTTTTTTGGTGTTTTTAGGCAGTCTGCATATTATAGCTTAGGAGGTCAGCACGTTCAATTAATGAGAGCAGCAAACGACATCTATAGAGATATTGCGGTAATGGCTGGTGAAAATCATTACTCAGAAGCTGATATATTCACCAGAAGAAAGTTTTCACAGACTATGTTGGATGAGTTCTCACGAAAAGGAATTCAAAGTATAACATACAAGAACGGTGCGAAATATAGCATTGATACGTATTGTGAAATGTTAGGGCGTACGTTAACAGGACGTTGTGCCTTGCAAGCGAATATTAATAGAATGACTGAAAGTGGATATTATTTAGGAATTGTAAGCTCTCATTTTAGAGCTTGCGATCTTTGCACTCCATACGAGGGTGTAACACTTTCAATGGATGGAAAATCAAATGAATATGAAAGCATATGGGATGCTGAACTTCAAGGCTTATTTCATCCCAACTGCTTACATGATGTTTCCCCATTTTTCGAAGGTGTTGAAGTTCCTTCTCCTAGTGTTGACCCTGCTGAACAGGAATTGATAGATCAATACGGATATAATGAAGCTCAGAAAATGAGCTATGCAGCACAACAGAAACAAAGATATATTGAAAGAAATATTAGAAACTGGAAGAGGAGGGAAGTTGTTTCCCTTGATTCAAATACAAAGGATTATTCAAATAAGAAAGTAAGAGAATGGCAAGCAAAGCAAAGAGATCATTTAAATAATAATAAGTATTTGCGAAGAAAATATGAGAGGGAGCAAATTAAAAAAGCTCACTAATGTATATTAAATGTATAAAGCGAGGCAGAATGCCAATGTATGGCATAATCAAAGACAATAAAATAATTGGATATATTTATAAAGAGGAGAAAAAGATCCAGCTAAATATTGAAATTTCATTTGATGATCTTGAATATATTAATAAATATTTGAAAGGATGGTGAATAGAATGGGCTGGTGTGCGATTAGTTTCTGTGATGATATCTGGAATATGTTTAAAGAATTTATTCCAGAAGAAAAGAGAAAAGAAATGGCTTTAAAATTAATAGGTAGATTTGAAGATGAAGATATGGACGATATGTGTTGTGATTCATCAGTTGAGAAAGCAGCTGGAATAAAGTATGAAGAAGAGGAGTAATTATATGTTATTTAAAGATAAGAAAATTCTTATTATAGGTGGTACTGGCAGCTTTGGGAATGCATTCATTGAAAGACTTTTAATTACGGAAGTAAAGAAGATATATGTATTTAGTAGGGACGAATTAAAGCAGCATGAAATGAAAAATAGATTTTCTGATGAAAGACTTTGTTATTTTATTGGTGATATAAGGGATTCCAATAGATTGCTTATGGCATTTAAGGGAATAGACTTTGTCATTCATGCTGCTGCTTTAAAGCAAGTGCCATCATGTGAATTTAATCCATTCGAAGCAATACAAACTAATATTATAGGAGCTCAAAATATTATAAATGCTGCTATAGAAAGAAAGGTGAAAAAAGTCATTGCTCTATCTACAGACAAGGCGGTTGAACCAATAAATCTGTATGGCGCGACAAAGCTATGCATGGAAAAGTTATTTATAGCTGGAAATAACTATGTAGGAGCTCAAGAAACGACATTTTCATGTGTTAGATACGGAAATGTTATAGGTTCCAGAGGTTCGGTAATACCTTTATGGAAACAATGTGAAAAGAATGATTCCAATTTCCTTTTAACTGATATTGATATGACTAGATTTTGGCTCACTCTTGAAAATGCTGTTGATATCGTTTTATATGCGTTAGGATTAATGCTAGGACGTGAAATATTTATTCCTTTATTAAAATGTGTAAAGATGATAGACATCGCAAAA